TTCAACCTTACCTTTAATTCACGTTCAACCTTACCTTTAATTCACGTTCAACCTTACCTTTAATTCACGTTCAACCTTACCTTTAATTCACGTTCAACCTTACCTTTAATTCACATGCCGTTGTTTCAATTGCTGATATAGGCCTGTTTACTGTTAAAAATGTAAAATTTGAGCCGCCTAAATTATTTAAGTGAATGTGTTTCATTGCTTATTTATTTAAGTGTGTTAACTTAAAGTACAAAAAAGTTTGCGATTCCTCAAAATTTAAAATAATTACTTTTTTTTAAAATAAAGTTGACTATTACAATTATTTTTGTATAGCCACATGTTTTTTTAAAAATGGCAGCCTCTGAATATGTAGTAGAAACAAAAATAATTTAATACTTGACTATTACAATTTCCTTTTTTTAAAGTAAAGTTGACTATTACAATTATTTTTGTATAGCTACATGTTTTTTTATTTTAAAAATAGTTGCTTTTTTTTAAAATTATACTTGCTTTTAAACACTACATTTATTATATTGGTGTAAGCGAGAAACACAAATTGTGTTTACGCTTTTAACTTAAAATTACCAAGGTGAACATTATGACAGACTCAAAAAAAACAGTAAATGACAGCAAAAAAACTGAACAGCAATTCAGCAATGACGTCTCAGCAGTTGAGGCCATTGAACGTATTGAGAATGGCACGTTTAAAGAAGCTCAAGCTTTTTTAGCAAGCGATGAAGATCGCGCCACAGTACAAGATGCATATGGCTTTAAGCGTCACAGTCGCTCAAATAAAGCCGCCGTTTACATAGCTTTTAAAAATGGCGAGCGAGACATTGAGAAGTTGCATAGTGAATGTGACAAAGCTGTGAAACAGTCAACAATCAAGGGCTGGACCAATAGCTGGAAAAGAGGCAAAGAAAACAAGTTGCCAGCAGTTGCACGCTATTATAGCCCAATTGAAGCTTAATTAGCGCTAATTTTAATTAAAGCAGTACGTGTAAAAACGTGCTGTTTTTTTTTGCTTACTATTTTTTAAAAATGGCAGCCTCTGAATACACGGTGTAAATTGTTTTTAGTTATTACTTGACTATTACAATTTCCTTTTTTTAAAGTAAAGTTGACTATTACAATTTCCTTTAGGTTATATTGGAAGGGAATGACAGGGCGAATGACAGGTAGATCTTAGACAATCTAAAGAAACAGGAGAACGAGAAAGAAATAAGTAGAAGACATAGACAAGTGAAGAACGAGAAAGAAATAGCAGAAGAGGCGTAATTGGATGCCTTTGGTGTGCGAGTAGCTGGTTTAGGTAGAAGTCACAGTAGTTATGAAATTAATTGACTGTTTAGGAATATTGTGAAGCGGTGTGGGAGTGGTTAATTCACGAATGGCAGTTTTTATGGTAGCTACATAGTAGAACGCCTCAATTACGGTGACAATTGGATGTGACGTACTGGGTGGTGGGTTGAAAAATAGAGTTATGGTAGGGAGTTTAGGCGTGAATTTATTGGGCAGAGCTGGCCTCTCGCACCGTCTTCAGCTAATTTGCCATCAATTTACGACTGCGAATTCACCCTTGAGCTTTGTGGCTCACAGCGTCAAACAGCTTTTTGACATAACGTAGTGTTTAAGTTGCATGTTCACAGCTGACAATCAAAGCTCTGCGTACCTGAATCGCCCTGTGAGCAGTATGGGGGGGTCTTGCACGTGGGTTTACGCCAAAAGTGGGGATGGACCCCCAGTAATTTCAAACCAAACGCTACCCTCACAAACAACCTGTATCAATCATCACATCAATTTCAAACCTCACAAACAACCTGTATCAATCATCACATCAATTTCAAACCTCACAAACAACCTGTACGGAATTGTCTTATTCAGTACATAGACGTCCTTGAGGGTGACAAAGCGCTTGAACAGGGTATCACCGTAGGGATTAAGTGAATAACCATATTGATGTCCCCAGTAGTGGGCATGCACAGGGGTGATGGTAATGAGTCCGCCCATATCAGCGGACTCACTGCTCTTAATCACATTAGAGTGTAGTAGTGTAACTTTTGTATTGTCTGTGGTTACAAGGACTATGCTGATCCATTGTTCTATGGAGCCTATTCTATGATTTTACCACTAATTGTCGTTGTCTTTATAGTAGTTTACTACATCTCATGGGGAGAACTCGTGGGGCAATACAGAGACAAAGACAACATAGTCTCTGTTTCATTATCATAAGGTAAGAAACCGGCAATTATGGCTCCTAAAAGACTAAGTGAAACTTGGGGAGTTGCCCATAAACCTCCAGTAATTGACAAAGACAAGGTACTTTTTAGTGGATTTTGTTCGTTTTTAGTGGGTTTTACCCATTTTTGGGGAATAATTGATGTTCTTCCACCATAATTGCCCTGTAATTGTAGTCATTATGGGTGATTTAAGGACATAGTCACCGGTCCTACCGGAATCCATGGGCAAAAGGGTTTACTAACTAATTTCTAACGTGGTCTTGACTATACTGGGTAAACCCACCAGAATCCTTAAGGTATGACTAAAGATTAAAAGGGTGTATTTTGGACCTAGAAAATTTTCCTGTACTTTAGTGTATTATGAAAAGGACAAAACATACGGAAATGAAAACACCTGCCGTCAATGGACAATCCCAGCGAGTGAGGAAGTCTAAATGTACCGAGGCCGTAGTTGAACAAACATTTCGGCTTTGTCTCCTAGGCCATACTAATGCAGAACTTGCTATTGCTTTTGATGTGAGTAAAGCGACATTGAACAATTGGATAAAGAAGTATGATGACTTTAAACAGTCAGTTGAACAAGGGAGGGCAGAGGCGGATGCTGAAGTAGCTGAAGCCTTGTACCATAGGGCAGTAGGATACGAGCAACCCGCGACAAAGGTGCTTAAGAGTACAGTAAAAGAATATGATGATGATGGCAATGTAATCTCATCCCATACGGAAGCGCTTAAGGTGCCATATACAGAACATATCAAGCCTTCTGTAAAGGCAATTAAATTATGGCTCTCTGCCAGACAAAATGATAATTGGGGGGACAAGAAAAAAGTACATCATGAACATGGGCACGTTCATGTTGGGGGGACTAATATTCATACCATCTTAGAACAAATTTCGGATGAATCCGAATTTACTGATGAGGAGCTACAAACTATCGCTAAACTTGGGTTAAAGAAGGGCAATGAAGTTGCGGAGGGTACTGAATGAGGAAATCTGCACCTAATATTATTATGAAAAGAACCACGCCTAACAAGCCTGAGATTGCAGAGAAATTACTGTCCCGTCCCCACCTTGCAATCCGTGAACTAAATAATCGCTCATTTTATCGCTTCCTGGAATTTATGTGGCCTGCGGTAAGTAATGAAAAGTTACAGCCTAATTGGCATCTCCCCTATATCTGCCAACAGCTGCAAAATCTTGCTGAAGCCGTCAATACCGAACGTACCCGCCAGGGGGGAAAACAAAAGATAGCAGATTTAATCATAAATGTGCCCCCAGGCAGTACAAAAACGACTATGGTTAGTGTATTGTTCCCAGCTTGGTGTTGGAGCCGATGGCATTGGATGGAGTTTATAGGTCTTTCTTATTCAAATATACTATCCTTGGAGGCGGCGGAGTCCCATCGTAATCTTATCCAAAGTGAACGTTTCCAAGTTATTTACCCAGATTTAAGGATAAAAAGAGACAAGAACCAGAAAAGTAACTTCCAGATCCAAAAGGTACTGAAAAAGAATCCTTCTACACGGGACCGCATGTCTTCCGGGGGCTCACGGTACAGTACGTCGGTGGGAGGTACATTAACGGGGTTCCACTCCCACATAACGGTTGTTGATGACCCTATAAACCCTGAACAAGCGGTATCTCCAGTTCAGCTTGACACGGCAAACCGTTGGTTAGACACCACGCTTCCCACCAGAAAAGTCCATAAAGCGTGTTCTCCAGTCATTTATGTCATGCAGAGGCTACATGAGGACGATCCAACTGGGCATAAGCTCGCAAAGAAGAATAATGATTCCTCCCTAATCAGCCTCCCTGGGGAAATACAAAATTATGAGGAAGAAGTTTCCCCAGGTTATTTGAAAGAAAAATATACCTCAGACGGACTCTTGGACCCAGAACGGATGTCTTGGGGCATTCTCGATGGGCTAAAGGATGATTTGGGTCAGTATGGGTATGCCGGACAAATTGGACAATCCCCTTCACCACCAAGTGGGGGTATGTTTGAGGTAGATAAGTTTCAACTTGTTGACCGAAGACCTGAACAGCCTAAAATAGAAAGCATTGTCCGGTATTGGGATAAGGCGGGTACGGAGGTTACGGGAAGATCTAAAAATAAAGGTCCTGCTTGGACTGTGGGTGTAAAAATGGCTAAATTAACGAATGGTAATTTTATTATCCTCAATGTAGTGCGGGGCAGATGGGGGAGTGGTGATCGTGAAAAGAAAATAAAACAAACAGCTATTGCGGACGGGCATTCAGTTTCTATTGGTATTGAGCAAGAACCAGGCAGTGGAGGTAAAGAAAGCGCAGAAGGTACTATTAAAAACCTTGCTGGCTTTACTGTTAAAGCAAATAGTCCAACTGGTGATAAGGTGTATCGGGCTGATCCTTATTCAGTTCAGGTAAATCATGGCAATGTCCATATTTTACAAGCCTCCTGGGAGGATACGTTTGTTGACGAACATAGATTCTTCCCAAACAGTACATTTAAGGATCAAGTGGATGCGGCCGCTGGTGCTTTTGCCTTTTTATCTTCCCGCAAGAAAGCGCGTGTTATGAGTTGAGGCTACAAATTCTTATACTGTACAAAATGAAATTAAATTGTTGTTATGGCTGATAAAACGTCTTCAAAGAATGGAAAGGCTGAGAAAACATTAAAGGATGTAAAACGCCTCCAAACATTAAGTCAACTCACTAACCGAGCGGCATTGTCTGGAGGCTTAGGGCTTTCCCACCAAGGTGAGCGTGACTTATATGATACATTGGGTTATCCAAGCTCCATTGATGTAGAGAACTTAATGGCCCAGTGGAAACGGCACGACATGGCACGGGCATTGGTTGATCGCCCTGTAAAGAAGACTTGGCAGGGTGATATCCGTATTGAGGAAACTGAACAGGAGGGGAAGACCGATCTTGAGACCGCTTTTTCCAGGCTTGACCCCAAGGTGCAGATAAAAAATAAGTTACTGCGTGTGGATCGACTCGCACAGCTTGGTGAGTACGCGGTTTTGCTTTTAGGATTTGATGACAGTGGTCCTCAGCAATGGACCCGAGAACCGACGGGGGGACGTGAATTAAAGTATGTACGCCCAGTTTCCCGCAAGAACGCTTCTATCAAAACGTACCAGCAGGATACCAGCCATGCTCGTTTTGGAAAACCGCAAACATATGGAATTGATTTTGACACGCCCACTGGTGAGGGTGCAAATGAGACGACCACGAAATCTCTTATAGTACACCACTCCCGTATCATCCATGTGGCATTTAATTTGCTTGAAAATGAAATTGAAGGCGTACCTATTTTAAAAACAGGCTTTAATCGCCTTAAGGACTTAGAAAAGTTAGTGGGTGGGGGTGCTGAAATGTTTTGGCGGGGCGCCCGTCCGGGCTACTTCGGCTCTGCTAAAGAAGATTATAGTGTCGGGGACGAAGCTGAAAAGGATTTACGAGAACAACTTGATGAGTACGAAAATGACTTGCGGCGCTTTTTAATTGCCGAGGGTGTTGATATACAGTCCCTTGAACAACAGATTTCAGACCCAGAAAGTCATGTAAGGGTACAGGTACAAATGTTGTCAGCCCTGTCCGGAATCCCCGCCCGCATATTAATTGGAAGTGAATCTGGGGAGCTTGCCTCTTCACAGGATCGTACTAATTGGCATGAATTCCTACAAGCCCGTAGAACAGAGGAAGCGGGCCCTAAAATTTTAAGACCGCTAATTGATCGACTAATAAAATACGGGGCGTTGCCTGAAGCCAAAGAAAAAGAAGGATACTCAATACGTTGGGCGGATTTATTTAGTGTCAGTGAAAAAGCTAAATCGGATATTGCGGCGAAACGTTCTGATGCGTTATCCAAATACTATAAAAACCCTGCGCTCGAAACAGAACTTCCATTCGAAGCCTTCCTTCGATATTTCCTTAAAATGGATGAGGATCAGGTAAATGATATCACCAGCATGCGTGATTCTGCAATGTCCGAGGAGCTTGGCAGAGAAGCTGAATTAGAACAAGATACGCCCTCAAGTAGTGAGGAGGAATAGTATGCAACCCTCAATCGCCGCGTACCGAGCCTCAGATCCTACCCGTACAATAACACTCCGCAAACGGTACGCACGGGCTATTCGCAAGAGGTTCCGGCGGTTGAGAGGTGTGATAAGAGATGCTATTGTTGATAAGGATGTGTTTGGTTTGGGCAATTTGTTTGCCGTAAATCTCCAAATCAATGAAACCAATGCAAATGTTCCTCGAAAAGCTTTTGATTTCCCTCTTGATAAAGGAAAATTGGATGCTTTTATGGAATGGCTGCAATCCCAGGAGGATCGAGGGCTGTTGACAATAGGCTACCGAGAGGATCTTGGTAGAGCTATTGATAACAGTTGGCAGAACACGTATATACGAGACAGTTATAAAAGAGGCGTTTTACGAGGTACGTATGAACTTGAAAACGCTGGCTATGATAATGTCTCTTCGATTGAAAAACGAGGAGGCATTGCTGCCGTAATGAGCGCTCCTCCGCACATTAACCGAGTTGGCCTCCTGTATTCTCGGGCTTTTAATGAGCTGCGGGGAATAACAGATTCGATGAACCAGAAAATTAGTCGAGTACTGGCCCAAGGACTTATTGAAGGGGATAATCCACGCCTTATTGCCAGAAAATTAAATAAAGTAATAAAGGGGGGTGGGGCGGACTTAGGATTGACGGATACGTTAGGGCGTTTTATTCCAGCGGAAAGAAGAGCGGAAATACTTGCCCGTACAGAAGTAATTCGTGCCCATCACCAGGGTATGGTACAAACATACAGAAATTGGGGGGTGGAGGGGGTGCATGTCAAAGCTGAATTCCGAACTGCCGGGGATGGTCGAGTTTGTGCAGAATGTGCCGGTCTTGCAGGAACAATATTTTCTTTAAGCGAGGTAGACAATTTAATTCCTGTCCACCCATTATGTCGTTGCATTGCCCTCCCTATTACACTTGAGGAGATAGAGGCTAATTAAAAACTTGGCAATGTCTACGATACACACTATATTATAAATTGAATGGCAGGGGAATAGCTTCAAATAGTATTGATTATTGATAATATGTCAGGAAAAAACTTAATTCAAATAGATAGCAAACAAACGCCCTATGAATGTAGGCTTGAAAATGGCTTCTTAATTGTTCCTGTTGTCATGATGACCGAGGGCGTTAGAAATGGGAGTGGTGGGCCAGTGTTACACTTGTCTGATAACTATTCCCAAGAGCCTGAGGCATGGGACGGTGTTCCAGTAACAGTTAATCATCCTTCAAATAGTGATGATCAGTTTGTTTCAGTTAATAGTGTTGAAGAGGATCAGTGGGTTGTTGGAGAACTTAAGGATGCAAGAGTTGAAAAGAACAAATTAAAGGCAAACGCTTATATTTCTGAACAGCGAGCGATTGCAATTAATCCACAACTTATTAACTATCTTTCTGAAGCCCGCCCACTTGACGTTTCCATTGGGGCGCTTACCAAGGACCAACCAGACCCGGGTACGTATGATGGTGATGAATACGATACGGTGACTATGGCATACTGGCCTGATCACCTTGCCTTACTTCCTGGAGGTCAGGGGGCATGTAGTTGGGATGACGGTTGTGGTGTTCGAGTAAATAAATCTGAATCTGAAGAATCCGATATGAAACCATTTCTTAAAGTTTTGAAAAGCCAAATTAAGAAAAATGGAGGCAATGTGATTGATGGCCTTCAAAATAACGAAATAGGGTTTGTTGAATTATCTAAAAAAGTTCAAAGTGAGCTTGACGGTATGGACTCCCAAATTCGTACGCATTACTTGACGGAAGTTTATAATGACTACTTTATCTATCAGGTACGAAACAGTGGTAGTGGGAAATCAAGTTTTTATAAACAGCCCTATGCTCTTGACGATGATGGCATAGAATTCGAACAAGGATTGCAGGAAGTGAAAAAAGAAGTTCAATTCACGCCTATGCAGGCGTTAAGTGAATGTAATTGTAATGATGAAGAAAATTCTAACTTTAATAATAGCCCAAATACTATGAAACGAAATAAGAATTCAGACGGAAATGAACTTTCCGGCGACGTTATGGAAAAGGTTGTTGGTTTAATTGACAGCGAACAAACTCGATTTGGTAAATCTGATCGTACTTGGTTGCTGGAGTTAAATAGCGACCAATTGAACGTTTTGGAACCAATGGAGCCTGTTAAGACACAGGTGAATAAAGATGAAGCTGTCAAAGCTTTGTCCGAGGAGCTTAGTGATATTGAAAAGCTTACTGGTATCATCTCAAATGATGTTAAATCCAAAGTTAAGCTTGGCTTGAAATCCTATAAGGATGCACGCCAGCAGTTAATTAAATCAATCCAGGACAATACCTCAAACGAGGACTGGCCGACAGATACCCTGGAGGATATGAAGACAGATAACTTGAAACGTTTGTCCAAATCGGTTCGCCCGGTGGATTACAGCGGACAAGGTCCTGTAACTACAAATGAAGCCTCAGATGATGACATAGAAATGTTATTACCTGCCGGCGTTGAACTTGAATCTAAAACTAATTAATTATGTCATACAAAACAGTTAAAGTCAAGCGGTATAGTGATATCGTGAATGAATACCCTGCTGGGGAATCAATTTTGCCTGGAGCCATTCTGGCCCTACAAAGTGACGGTACGGTAAATAACAATGCAGAAGCCGGAGGCGGTGTCGCAACTATGGTCGCGCTCGAGGATGAATTGCAAGGAAAAACGACTCGAGATGCATACGAGGCCGGAGATGTTGTTTTCTGCTGGTATGTAACCCCAGGGGAAGAAGTCATGCTTAATTGCAGCAACACCTTTGACCCTGACATTGGCGCCTATGTTACCACATCCACTACAAGTGGACAGGTAAAAGCTGCGGCATCCGGTACGCCCGGAACGTCGTTTCCGGATAATCCAGACTTCCAAGTTATTGCAAAAGTGGAAGAAGATGATGACAGCAATTACCGGCTAATTTGCCGTCGGGTATAATCAAAATTTAATGCTTAAAATAAAAGAGGAACATTATGAATTCACAAAATGCTAATGTCGATCTTGTAGGAAAAGAAGGAGGCCAAGGACAATTGGCGTCTAAATTTTCTGGTGAGAATCGGTTAAATCTAGGCGCCATGCGTCCTTTCGTAGGAGAGGATGGTAAAGTCTATATGACGTCTTATTCAGGCGGTCCAACAAACAAAAAGTCCAGTTACAAGACAATGCAAATCAATAAAAAAGGAACGCTACGGCGTGATGAATGGCGTCAGTTAGATGAGGCAGTTGTAAAAATTGCTGATAACCGTCTATCCGGCGTCCAGGACATCATTAACCGAGGACTAACGTACAATCTCGGCAATGCCATGGGCACCACTTCCTTGGAGTACCATAATGTCAGCGATGCGATGAAGGCTGAATTATCCATGGATGCTGTCACACGGACGGAAGGAGATAAAGTCGAGTTTGACTCCGTATTTCTGCCCATCCCAATTATCCACTCAGATTATGAAATTAATCAGCGGGTACTTGAAAACAGTCGCCGACTTGGCAATCCATTGGATACCATAAGTGCGGAACGGGCAACCCGTAAAATCATGGAGAAGCGTGAGAAAATGCTTTTCTCTGATACGGATTATAATTTTGGAGGTGGAACTATTTATAGCTTCCTGAATTTCCCCGATCGAATCCATGCGGCTGGTACCGGAGATCAAAATATTGGTAATATTACGAATTGGTCATTAGACGCGACCTCAGGTGCTGATATTATAAGTGACGTGCTTAATATGAAGCAGGCATCCATCACTAATAATTACTACGGTCCTTGGGTCCTATATATCCCTACTAACTTTGAAACGAAGTTGGATCAGGATTATTCTGACAGTAAGAACACGAATACGATCCGAGAACGTATTATGTCAATTAATAACATTGAGGATATTGTGGTTGTTGATACGTTGCCCGACAGCAATGTAGTGATGCCCCAAATGACAAGCGATGTTATTCGGATTGTTCAGGGACTTGCAATGCAAAATGTTCAGTGGGAAACGGAAGGAGGTTTTGTGAACAAATTCAAAACTATTTCCATCCAAGTTCCACAAGTGCGTGGTGATCAAGAAGGCCGAACAGGCATTGTTCACGCAGCACCGTCGTAAACATAAATTAAATAGGCTCCTTAGGATCTACTGGGGACCTATATTTAGTTATTATGATTACCATAGTCCCTGAGGATGTTAAGGAAATAATGGACGTTAAGGTAGATGATGTGAATGTATCTGCCTTTATTCAGTATTCCACAGCTTTGACAGATCGTTATTTGACAAGTGCAAATCTGGAACCAAATTTAATGAAGGAAATTCAGAGATGGATGACTGCTCATTTAATAGCGTCCACAATTGATCGGCAAGCTATTATGGAAAAGGCTGGTCCAGCGGAGCAAGAATTCTCAGATATATTTGATGAAGGTTTTAAATCCACTACATATGGACAGATGGCAATTAGTCTTGATCCAACAGGCATTTTGTCTGACATAAGTGATGATGATCAGTCCATAGTAATTAAAGCCGTGAAAGAATGAGTTTACAATCATTTATTGAAAGGGTGACTAAACAAACTGCCGTGTATTGGAAGTTTGACGGTGCCGACGGTTTTGGAGGGGTTGGATATGCACCTCCTGAAGAAATTAGTTGTCGTTGGGACGATGATAAGGAAGTCGTCACCACCAGCAACGGTGTTGAGTTTGTGAGCATGGCTCAATTACTTGTCACTCGTGATTATGAGGAACGAGGCATGATTAAGTACGGAGACTTAAGTGGGATAGATATTAATGAAGATCCTACTCAAATTGATGGCACGTACGAAATTGAAGTAATTGAACGTCATCCAGAATTTGCTTCTGATACTTTTGACATATTTTTAATCTACTTATAATCTCTCATGGCTAAAAACTCATTTTCTTGGAAAGGAGAAAAAAAATTTTTAAACAATTTTAATGATGAGATATCGCAGTTACAGGATCGAACATTAGAAGGCTTGATTCGTGCGGTTATTGTGTTACAAAGAGCAGCGGAGCCAGGAACGCCTATTGATACTGGTAATATGAGGGCTTCATGGTTTACGGTAACCTATAAAAATGATGTTTCTAAACGTGTTTTTACAAAGTCTGGTAGTTTCCCTAAACCAAACCCCCAAATTACTGCACAGCATCAGGCAGTTAAACAAGCTGCACAAGGAGCGGCAGAATTAATAGGTAGTGATGAGACTCCTATTTTAGTATTTGGCTATACTGCCAATTATTCCGTTATTGTACATGAGATGGTTGATGCTAATTTTCAACGTAGTTCCGCGCACGCCCGTTGGCTTTATAAAGCATTACAAGTCAGTAAACAACAGATGCTGCGCAAAATTCAAAAATATTCAAAATTTAAATGATACTTCCTTCTATAAATATTAAGGATATTATTGAAAGTAATGCTAACTATGTATTTGCAGATGATCTTTTTATTGGGCGTGAACCAAGTAGCCCAAGTAATTCAATAACTATTTTTGACACCGCGAACCGAGGAAGGGTCTTGTATGCTGAGAAAGATGATCCATATGAATATGGAGGCGTACAAATAAGGGTCCGCAATAACCGATATGATATCGCAATGGAAATTGCCCGAGAGCTTGTAGACATTTTACATGGGCTTGGTAATATGACACAAGGCACCACCTATATTACTGCGATAAGGGCATTAGATAATCCATTTTTACTTGATTGGGATGAAAACAATCGAGCACGAATTATAACTAATTACAATATTCAGCAGACGTCCTAACTGGCGTGTGTTTAACTTAAAAAAAGAGGAACCATGGCTATTTCAGGCATTGGCACAACGTTTTCACGAGAAGATCCAGCGGCGAGTGGTACGTATATAAA